TATATGCGAACTTCAGGAAGCAGTAGAATACGAACTGATTGAAGAATCGGGAAAACCCAAACAATATTTTATTGAGGGTATTTTCATGCAATCAGAGATGAAGAACAAGAATGGTCGAATATATCCATTGCCTGTCCTTGAAAAAGAAGTAAACCGTTATGTAAAAGAATACGTTACACCAAAACGTGCATTCGGAGAATTAGGACATCCAGACGGGCCGACTGTCAATTTAGATCGTGCATCTCATATGATTACTTCCCTTGTTAAAGAAGGAAAGAATTTTGTTGGTCGAGCAAAGATACTCGATACACCAAATGGAAAAATCGTTAAGGTTTTGATTGATGAGGGTGCAAGATTAGGTGTTTCCTCAAGGGGAATGGGAACATTAAAAACGGATTCAAATAAATCTCAGATTGTACAAAAAGATTTTTATCTTGCTTCTGCTGCAGACATTGTTGCAGATCCATCTGCTCCTAATGCTTTCGTTGAAGGTATTATGGAGGGAAAAGAGTGGATTTGGGATAATGGTTTATTGCAGGAAAAAGATGTAGAACGGGCAAGGAATAACATCCTAAAAGCCTCTTCCAGAGCGCTCGAGGAAGTTAAAATAATAGAGTTTAAAAATTTATTATCAAAGTTGTAATATTATAAATATTACTACAGTAAACGAAATATACCATTAACTATTAGGAGTATCAAGTTCTATGGAAAATACAACTCAAGAAGAAATTCTGGAAGAAACTGAGCAAGAAGGACTTGTTGAAGCTCCAGAAGTAATTGAAGAAGTGGAAACAGTCGAAGAGGGAGAATTACCACCCGCTTTACAAAAAGCCATTGCCGCTAAGAAAGCAAAAGACGGTGATGATGACGATGATGACGATGATGATGACGAAGAAGAGGATGAAGACGAACAGGTAAAAAAAGAAGAAGTTAAAATTCCTCTTACTAAATCTGCAATGATTAAAGCTCTTTTCGATAAAGTTAGTGGAATGAAAAAAGAAGAAGTTTCTGCGAAGTGGAAAAATCTGATGGATGTTGCAGAAGCAGAAGACCTTGGCGGAGAAACACCCCAAGATGCAACACCAGTAGGTGACACAGGTAAAATAGGTAAAAAGAAAAAGAAAATTAAAATTTCCATGCCTGAAATTAATGTCAAAGAAGATATCGATGCATTAGTAGAAGGTGAAGAACTCTCAGAAGAGTTCAAATCCAAAGCTTCTACTATCTTTGAAGCGGCAGTACATCAAAAAGTAATGGAAATTGCAACCGAAAAGATTGGAGAACTTGAAAAAGAGTATCAAACCAATCTTCAAGAAGAGATTGTTTCATTCCGTGACGAATTGACAGAAAAAGTCGATGGTTATCTCAACTACGTAGTTGAAGAGTGGATGAAAGAGAACGAAATTGCACTTGACAGTTCACTGAAAAGTGAAATTACTGAAGAGTTCATAGGTGGACTTAAAAATCTCTTTACTGAACATTATATTGAAGTTCCAGACGAAAAAGTTGACATCGTTGAAAGCCTTTACGACAAGGTGGAAGAACTTGAAGAAAAATTAAATTCTCAAATTGATGATAACGTTCAAGTTACTAATGAACTCAACGGATATCGCAAAGACAAAATCTTGGAAGAAGTTTGTGAAGACCTTGCAGACACACAATCTGAAAAGATGAAATCTCTCGTAGAAGGTGTTTCTTACGAAGAGGATGCAGATAATTTTGAGAACAAAATTAAGACGATTAAGGAAAGTTATTTCCCAAATCAAATTAAACAAGATGAAAATGTTGAACAAGAAAGTGATGCATCAGTGGATGGGGAAGAAGTTTCTGAACCTAAGTTGAATAACATCATGGAAGCATATAGTAAAGCTATTGCTCGTAATTAATAATTAATTTTAATATTTTAACAATTAAGGAGTTTTAAAAATGCAACTCTCAGAAACAATTAATAAAAAGTGGGCGCCAGTTCTGGATCATCCAGATCTTCCTAAGATCAAAGATTCGTATCGTAGGGCGGTCACAGCTATGTGTCTTGAAAATGTTGAAGCTCAATATTCCCAAGATCAAAGTCATAGCCGTTCGGGTGGACTCTTAATGGAGGCAGCCCCTACTACTACTATGGGATTAACATCTACTAACCCATCTTTGGGTGGTGTAGCTGGTGGTTCTGTTCAAGTTAGTGCCGATTTTGCAGATCCAGTTTTGATCTCAATGGTTCGGCGTGCTATGCCTCAACTCGTAGCATACGATGTTTGTGGTGTACAACCAATGTCAGGGCCAACAGGTCTTATTTTCGCACTCAAGAGTCGTGTCAATTCCATGACAGGTGCAGAAATGCCCGGAGTCAATGCTGATACTGTTGCAAGTGAATCTGGTACGCCAGGACACGCAGCAGGTGATGTAGTCAAGACGCCTGGTCTTTTGATCACAGCCGCTGACGGAACTGGACAAACTGGTAACGAATACTCCGCATCAAGTGCTCTGGAAACAGACGGTGGTGAGGGTGATATTGCTGGTGAAATGTCCTTTTCGATTGAGAAGATTTCAATCGCCGCTGGTACACGTGCCCTGAAAGGTTCCTATTCAATGGAACTCGCACAGGATTTACGTGCTGTTCATGGTCTGGATGCAGAAGCAGAACTTGCTAACATTCTGTCTATGGAAATTCTTGCAGAAATCAACCGTGAGGTTGTTCGTAAGATTTATATCAATGCCGCAGTTGGTGCCCAAATTGGTACAACTACTGCCGGTCTTTTTGATCTTGATACTGATTCCAATGGACGTTGGATGGTTGAAAAGTTCAAAGGTCTGATGATGCAGATTGAAAAAGATGCAAATCAGATTGGTAAAGACACACGAAGAGGAAAAGGAAACATTCTGATGACTTCATCTGATGTTGCCTCTGCCCTTCAAATGGCAGGTATTTTGGATTATGCTCCTGCAATGAGCACAGATCTGAATACAGATACCGCATCTTCAACTTTTGCCGGAGTTCTTAATGGTCGGTATAAAGTATATGTTGATCCATATGCTGATGCGAATGCACAAGAATTTTATTGTGTAGGTTACAAAGGTGATTCACCGATGGATGCTGGAATTTTCTATTGCCCTTACGTTCCGTTGCAAATGGTTCGTGCGGTTGATAGTTCTAGTTTTCAACCACAGATTGCTTTCAAAACACGTTATGGTCTAGTATCGAATCCATTTGCTGAAAATGCGACTACTTCAACTGGTCGTATGACAGGTGTTCTTGGAACCAATCCTCACCTAAATGTATATTACAGAAAAGCTGCAATTAGCAACTTGATGTAATTCTTGACCCTACATATAGTAGGATTTCAAAAGGGAGTGGAGAAATCTACTCCCTTTTTTTGTTTGTAGTGATAATTTTCCAGTGAGGCCTCAATGTTGATAGTAATAGGAAATGGTCAATCAAAATCTATTTCAGATTTCAATCTTTTCAAAAAACATATTACGTATGGTTGTGATTTAATTTATCGTAAATTCGTACCAACCCATTTAATTTGTCAAGATATCGATGCACAATTGGAATTGATAACAAATGATTTAACGAAAAAATACAAATGTTATTTTAAGGGATTCGATTTAATTCCAAGTATGCATTATGACATGCTCAAACAGACAACCGATAAAAGATTAAAAATTGGAGAGAATCAACCAAAAACAGACAAGTTTATTCAATTCGCACATGAAGGAATTATGTATTTTATTTGGATTGATTCGTCTGATCTAACTGAAAATATTGATTGGTGGTCAGATAATAAATTTGATGAATGGGTTTCGGATACAGTCGCACTCCGTTTGGCCTGTCAACAAAATCCAAATGAAACAATTTATTGTGTGGGGTTTGATTATTTTCACAATCAAACCAGTGAAGGGATATATCTTGGATCTTCTATTATAGATTTTCAAAATGAAAATCAAGATTCTTGGATTGGTCAACATAAACATATCGAAGAAGAATTCTCAAATTCTAAATTTATTTTTGTTGGAAAAGACATGGATTATGGCGAGTTTGAAAATCTGTTGAATAAATAGTATAGAAGGACTAAAAAGGAAATTCATGGCCGCATCAAATCTAGTACCAGACAATTTAAATTATCTTTCAAATATCAGTTTTCGACTGACAATGCAGGATGCACCAAACTTGACTTGGTTTTGTCAGGCAGTAAATGTGCCTGGTGTATCAATTGAAGGTATAGATGTATTTACACCATATGTAACT